CAGGACCCTTTTCCAGGGTGTCATCGTATAAAATTTTGTACGGATTAAAACCAGGTGTATTTATAAAATCAGACCTAACAGTAGTTACCTGGCCTGTTCTTTTATCTCTAATATCAAAATCACCTAATGCGACAGCACCACCACCGGCTTGAAACATTTTACGATTTAAAAAGTTCATTAACCTTGTTCCTGTCTTGGAGCCAATGATCCGTAAGCACTAAATGCAGCACCAAGTCCTGCGGCTGATGGATCTGTTGGTAATCCGTATTGTGAACCAATCTGTGTAGATGTCTGCTGATAACCAGGTAACATTGAACCTATTTGTCCTAAGACTCCTAGTGGTCTTTGTTGTTGTCCTAGTTGTTGCTGGTAGATTCTTGATAAACCAGTCTCAGCAATACCTCTACCGGTTGCACCGTATCCTGTAAGTTCGCTTCTTTGACCTCTTCTTAAAGTATCTAATACTGAACCAACATCACCAATCTGTGAGCCATATCCAGCTAACTGTTGTCCTAATGCTGAAGCACCAGAACCTCTTTGTTGACCTATACCAAGCAATCCAGTAGCCAAGTTTTGTCTAGCTCCTGCACCTGCGGCACCATAACCCATAAGGTTAGCAGCAAGTTGTTGTTGTGCACCAAACTGATCGCCTGTAAGACCTCTTAAGGTACTACCAAGTTGTTGTTGAGCACCTAATTGTTGTTGACCTGTTCTACCAAGAAGATCTACGACTCCTTGTTCTGCTGCTAATCTTTGCTGTGCTCCAGAGGTTAATCTGTCAAATAAACTGCTTTCTGCACCCAGTCTGGTACTTGCAAGACCAGATAATCCTCTAGATGCAGCTCTCTCTGCTTCTCTTTGTCTCGCAAACTCACCAAGACCTGTTCTTTGTGCTTCACTAAATCCTTGTTGTCTGATTCTGCCTAATGCTTGTGCTAAACCTTCTCCAAGAGCTTCCTGACGTTCCATAGCACCTAACCTAGCTCTACTACCACCAAAAGCACCAGCACTAATCTCACGGGCTCTAGAGGCTATATCTTGCTTTTCACCTGCTTCTAAAACATCATCAATGGTTTGTTGAACAACTCTGTCTTCAAAAGGATTGTAGAATTGTTGTGTCATGCCTTGATCATAACCACCAAGAGTACCTCTTATTAAATCTTCTGATTCACCAAGACTTCTTCCAAAAGCATCAGTAACACCAATGGCTCCAGTTTCAATACCACCTAAAGATTCACCAAATCTACCCGCAGCACCTTCACCTCTTGCTTCTACATCACTTAGTCTTCTACCAAACTCATCTGTTGCTCCAATTTGCTGTCTACCAAGTCTACCCAAAGATCTTCCAAATCTATCTGTAGCTCCTGTGGTTATGCCTCTTGCCTCTCTTATACCTCTCAGTTCATCGCCTAAACCAATCTGCATCTGTCTTTCAGCTCTATTAAAATATGGATCTCTTAAAGCTTCTGCACGTCTTGATTGACCAATAGCCTGATCAATTAAATCTTTGTTTTGTTGAAAGAATGGCTCAAAACCACCAAGACCAGCTACTGCTTGTTGTCTTGCTAATAGTTCTAATGGTGTTAATCCTGCTGTTTGTTGTAACGGTACGTCTTGACCAATAAGGTTAGCACCAGCTTGTTGTAGTTGTTGATAGAAACCAGGTTGGTCTTGTGTACCAAAATATAATGCTCTTACTAATGGATCGTTAAGATTTTCTTGTGCCGTTTGACCTAGAAGAACAGGATCCAATGCTCCTACAGGTGCAGGCATAGACTGTATGGGATCTGTGCCTTGCTCTGTTGTTGCAGACGGAGTAGGAGCAGTGGTAACTGGGTCAACTGTTGGTGTAACGGGATCGGTAACTGGAGCTGGTTGTGCTAAACCTACATCTGGTGTCGGTGGTGGATTATTACCCATAGGTGGTAACATCGTTTGTCCTTTACCTATATTAAAAGCAGGTGAAGAAATGGTTACTGGACCAAACTCTGTATCTCTTGTTTCTATGTTCATGTTAGTTCTTGGATCTGGTATTCCAACATCAATAGGCGTTGCTCCTGGCTCACCTGGTTGCGGTCTTCTTCTACTGTCATCACCTATTGGCATATTAGGATCAATCAATGGCATACCAATAGAATCATAACGTCCAGGGTCTCTAGGTGGTGGGAGTGTTGTTAAAAAATTTGGTGGAGTTTCTATTCCTTTATCTTTTAAAAATTGTAATCTATCTTCTATGCTTGTATTTTGAAAATCTTTTTCAGCTTGTGGAATAAGTGGCGGCAATTCAAGTCCTGGTTGTGGTAATGCACCTGCTCCTCTTTCAATCATCTCATCTATTTGTTCTCTTGACCTACCAATAAAATTAGGTCTTTCTAAGGGACTAATTGCTCTGTCATCTGTTATACCGCCACCAGGACCACCGATTGACATGATAGGGTCACGTTTAGGTGGTAATAAGTCTGGTCTAATTTGTTGCGGTGGACGAAGAGATCCTGGTAATGGTCGCAATAAATCAGAACCAACTTCAGGTTCTTGTGTAGGAGTATAAGGTTGACCTGTCGCTGGATTTATTGCTTGTCTTCCTTCTTGACCGGGTAGAGGTGCTACTACACCCATATCAATTAATTCTTCTCTTGGTCTTATAGGAACAATATCTTCTCTTCGTAATATTGGTCTAGCAATAGGTCTTTGTTCTGGTGGTGTAAATGGTATCCCTGGGCCAACTGGTAAAGGTCTAACCATACCACCACCTGGGCCTCCTATACTTGGTGGTCTTATTGGTAAAGGTCGTATGCCACCTGGAGGTGCTACTGGTCTACCTACATTAATTGGTTGTATTTTGCCACCGCCAACGCCTCCAATAGATATGGGTCTTTGTAGTCTTTTATCTTTTACTCTTTGAATTAATCCAGCTAATCCACCTTTTCTTCTTGGTGGCATAGGGGTTCTTGGCTCAAGACCTCCCACTTTTCTTACAATCGGCTTCATTATTCTAGACAAAAAACTCATTACGACATTCCTATTTTGTTAAATTGTTCAAAAGTTTTCATTAGCTTATCCATATTCTTTGCACCTTTTTGTCTATCAGGTTTGCCGTTTGGTATAAGTTCTATTCCAGTTTTAGTTTTTGTTACTTTAAAACCACCTAAACCATTGTTTGCAGCAGAAGTCATTACAAACTCACCATCACTTAACATTGCAGGTATATCATCACTTGTGCCTGTGCCTGGACCTATGCTTGGACCACCCATACGCATATCTAGTTCCTTAGCCATTACTGGTCTACCCATAGCAAAACTTGGTCGTAATTCTTGTAAGCCACCTGTTGCTGCTTTTCTGATACCTAGGTCAAAGCCTGTGAATGTAGGAGCTGGCATTAGGTCTGGTCTGATAGACTGTCTTACATCTTTCATGCCACCTTCTCTATCTTTGTATGCTTCTTTTACAGATTTACCGTACAAAGCCGCAAGGGCTGCTATGCCTGGATTTATACCGCCAAAAATACCTCCACTTTGTATTGGGTTACCGTCTGCATCAGTTTGTTGCTGGTTGCCACCAAAAGCTTTATAAATACCACCGCCTCCAGGATCAAATCCTAGCTGATCATCCATAAACTCTTGAAATGCATTTTGGTTTCCAGGTGTGCCACTTATGAGTTTGCTTACAAAAGATTGTTGATTTGGTTGCACAGTTCCAAAATTAGGATCAAAATAATCTTCTCCACCTACAAGCTGATCATATTCATCCATTTCTTGTTGACCTGTGCCAAAAAGATTTTTAAACAAACCTTTACCATCTTCTCCAGGTAAAATGTATTCTTTTGCATCTTTGAATCCACCTGAAACACCTTTACCAATGTTGCCAAAAAGACCTACACCATCATCGCCTTTAAATATAAACTCTTTTGCAGATCCTAAGCCTTTACCTAAATTACCTAATAAACCAACACCATCTGCTCCCTTTGTTACAAACTCTTTTACATTTCCAAATATGTTTCCTGTTTTACCACCTTTAAAAGCTTTGCCAGGTGTAAATGCTGTTACTAAATCACCAATACCACCTTCACCCTTAGCGATATTTACAATAGCTTTACCTCTGTTGTACATGATGGCTGGACCTTGCCATGGTCCAGGTATTACTGCAGCTACTGGTGCAATCTTTTTAACTACTTTTTTTACTGATTTTGCTAGTTTCTTGAGGAAGCCAAACTCTGCCATACCTGTAATAGGGTTGATAGACATACCTTGACCAACAGTGTATTCGTTAGGATCCAGTCCTACTGCCATCATTTCTTTTCTTATAATTTCTTGGGTTGCTGGAGAGATAACTGGTGGTACTACCATTTCTCCTGGTGCTACGTGGGCTAGCATAGAATCTTCTCCTCTTCCTAATCCTGCTATGCCAGTGCCTGAGTTGTCTATTCTGTTCATGCTCAAATTATTCCTCAATACATTTTAACCAAAATACCAGTAAGTATCTATCTCCTGATTCTACTGCAAGTCCCCTGTGCATATGAGTAAAACTCGGAAAAATTAGAGCGTGGCCTGTAGGCAGAGGCTCGACTGTACCACGTTTCAAAAACTCAGTTCCGCCACCTTTGTACTTTCCAGTGTTCAAAGGAACTACCATACTTATATCAGCACTTGCATCATGATGCCAAGCACCTTGTTTTTTATCCTTTAAATTATAGTTGGCTATTTGTATTCCACCACCGTTTACGTGTCGATTCCAAATATTCAAAAATATAGGATTACCTATAGTATATATCGTATGGAACAAGGAATGGAAGATTTCTGGGCAATTATCTTGAAAAGTTATTTCGGGTATTTGTCGCAAAGTATCCTCTTCATCGTTAGGTTTAAAACCAAAATGTGCCTCTAAATTCTTCATTTCATCAAGCAATATCTCACAAAACTTTTCTGAGAAGAAAGGCACTGTGTAAACATCTTTGAGAGGTTCTTGTATTATCTGATCTAATTGAGTGTCTTTTCGCTCTGTGTCACCCTTTTGTTTGTAGAACTCCATTATAGGTTCTATTGATTGTGATACAGCATCAAACGTATCTTTGTGTATGTACCAGTCAGCAGGATGTTCTAAAAGTATGTTTTTAGTTTTATATCCTAAATCCTCTGCTGTGTTACTCATACGTTAATCGAAGTGCTACCTGCTATGTTTATAGTAACTTTACCAACACTAGAAGTCATTTCAAAGCCTTGTGGTAGTGTTCTATCGCCAATATCTAACCATTGATTACCTGTATATACCTGTAAAACGCCTACAGTGGTATTCCAAATAATACTACCATCGTTAAATTTTAGGGTGTTTTTTTCTGCGTCAGTGATTTGTCTTACGTTATCTAAATCAACTGCACCTAGATTGATTTCTAGTATTCTTACTAATCTGTTAAAAATATCAGATGTGACTTGTTCAGAAGCTAGGGGTAGTTGAGTTTGTAATAGTTTGCTCATCTTCTACCATCAGGCTTTATATCTATACGTGTTGCTCCCAATCTCCAGCCAATACCAAGATTGCCATCATTTGTTGCATCATCGTCTGATTCAAATCTTAATGCTATCTGTCTTGATCTGCTTCGAACATAAGCTTGTTGTGTGTCTGCACTAATTGAGCTTGTTGAATTGGTTGTAAGAGAGTCACCAGGGAAGTTTCTAGTTTTAAGAACTATATTTACATTACAGTTGTTATCATCTTGAATAAACTTGTAATCAGGTATAATTCGTTTGATAAAGCTAAACTGTTCACCATCACCTATATCCATATCAGAGCTTTCTATAAATACATTGGTCATAGGTGAGCCATCATCATCAAAACCTATTTCTTGTTGGTATAAATAGCCACCGTTTACAGCTCTTGGGTAATTTACAATACCAGAGTCAAGCCATGCAGTTCTTGTAAGTTGACCATAAAACCATACTTTTTCTACATAATTGTAAATTACATATCTATCTATTTCATCAGAGCTTGATGAACAATAGAACCAACCCACTTCACTTTTATCTTTAATAGTAAATGCGTTAATCTTGAATGACTGAGTTAGGTTTATATCGCCAAAAACGTAATTATGAACAGAACAAGGTAATGTTTGTACGCTACCATTGTATGTGTAGAAGTTGTTATAACTCATCCAGTAAACACCGCTAGGTGTTGTTATTGCTGCTTTTGGACCTACTAGTCCTGTGCCTTCGTTTATTAAATTTATACCAAAAGTAAATGGTGGACCTATAAATTGCATACTGTATAAAGCTGTATCAGTCCAAACTAATATTTCTTGTCTAGCTTTAACACCACCAATGATTGATGATCCTGAAGATAGTCTGAGTGAACCTGCTGTATTAGTAGATAATGGTTCAAAATCTAAATCATTTTCTTGGTCACTAAATGAAATAAGCATTGGATCAATAGTTCCTGTTCTTGCTGATCCTGATATAGGATCAGATCCAAGCACTATGAGATGCCTATCTTTTTCTGAGGTAATTACTTGTAGACCTTTAGTTGGCACTAAGTTAGCACCTGATATACCTGATAGCTCTACTGCTCTTGTACCAACTCCATTGTTTTCAGTCCATTTATATATACCAGCATTTCTTTGCCCTATAATTAAATCCTCACCAAAATGATCATGCGACCATAAACGTAATTGGTTTGTATCACTTAAAGCTGATGTGCTACCAAAAGCACCAGAACCCCAACCGTTTATACCCCAACCTGTTCCTGGAACGTAAACATCCAAACCTACATTTAATTGGTAAGTTCCAACTACTGATGAGCCACCATTTCCTGTATCAGATGCGTTAGCTGTTACAGTTGTACCAGAAGTGTCTTTAGCTTCTATGGTATAACTGTTTGCATTTACTATGTTTGCTATTTGATATTCTTGATTTAGCACTGCTGCTGTAATATTGCCACCCAATGTTGCTGCACCTGAAAATGTTACAAAATCATTCTTTACAGCACCATGAGCTGTGTCTGCGACTGTAATCGTTGCATCACCATTAGAAGCAGAGAACGTAACATCACCAGCTGCTGTGGTAGATCTAATAGGTGTAATGTCATTAAATACATTACCTGATTCAATGTAATACTTCCACGTTGTACCTAAACCTAAATATTTTGTTCCAGCTAATGAAATCCATGAATGTAAAGCTCTAGCTGTTCCTAAATACGTGTTAGTAGTAAGTTTTTGCCACCCCCCAAACTTTTCTGGTCTACCTTTACGAAAACGTACTAAATTACAATCAAACCAACCGCCTTCGTTATCGTAAGCTGTCCCTTCTCTGTTTATGCCCGGTCTAAATGTAAGCTTCTGCAATGGCATCGTTATACCTCATGCCATTCTTTGCCTTCAAACAGCAAAGATTCTGCTTCTCTTCTTCTTATAAGTCCCTGTAGAACCTTGCCACCAGCTTTATTCCACCGTTTTATTTGTGCTGGCACACCCTCATAGTCTTTAGCGTTTAAGACTTTTAGTAAAGTAGAAGCTTTTAAATTCGTAGGTCCTAAGTTGAATACCCAAGAAACCAATGCATCAAACTGATTTTGATCTAAATCTACTGAAACAAGATCATGTATATAACCTTCGTATTCTTTCATTTCATGCAGTAAAAGATCGTCAGCTTCTTCTTGAGTTATGCTATCTCCCTCTTTTACATCTTTAGTAGAACCATATCCTATAGTCCAAACTCCAGCTGCACACTTGTATGCTTCTAGCTCACACCCTTCAAATTTTTTGATCAGTGCAAGACCTTCCTTAGAAATCTGCATTTTACTCTCCTTTGTCGTTTGAGTGAGATGCTCCAAAATAGAACGAAATAATCGCACTAGCTAACCCTCCAAGATAGCCTAAAACAAGATTAATTAAAGCTTCAGAGTTTTGCTCTGGTGGTTGTAATGTTACTAAGAATATATAACCAAGGAAGCCACCTATAGTTGCTATGCCTATGATTCTAGCTGTCCAGTCTTTGCTGAACATACCTCTTGCGTGTTGTTTATCTGCTGTTTCAAGCTTAAATACATCTACATCAAGTTCTTTCATTTGAACTTCAAACTGTTGTTCAGCTTTCTTAAGTTCTAGCATTTGTTCTGGTGTAGCGTTTTGTATAGCTTTTTCTATTGATTTTTGATCATTAGGCACACCTAATACATCTGCAATCATGTTTGCAGCCATGCCTCCCATAGGTCCACCTATTGCTGTACCTAGTGTAGGAGCAACAGCACCTACTATGTTCTTTAGTAATCCTTTCATATCATTACCATATTAACTACTACTGCTATAAATAAAGCACCTAGAAAACCAAAGACACCAAAGGTAGTAGCTTTGATGGTTGAATTTATATGAGTTATTTCTTCTTTAATATCAGAAAATTCATTAAATGCGGTTTTCCAACGCTCATGTGAAATTGTTTCTAGTTTTGTAAGTCTTGCTACTAAATCGTTTGTTGTTATTTCTTGTTTCATATTATGCAATAGTAAATATTTTTATCTTTTTCTTTTTACCTTTCACAAAAATACTATCCAGTTCTTTTAGTATTATTTGATCACTAAATGTTTTCGCTGTTATAGTATCATAACCTATCACCAAATCTTCGCCAACTTCTTTAGTTGAGCTTTCTAATCTAGCTGCTAGATTTACAGCATCACCAATAGCCGTATAATCAAACCTGGTATCACTACCCATATTACCAACAACAGCATATCCTGTGTTTACACCTACACCTATTTCTACACCAATATCAGCTTTCTTAATATTTTCTTGTATTTCTTTGGCACAAAGCACGGCTAATGTTTCATGATTTGGTAAATCTATTGGAGCATTGAATATAGCCATCATGGCATCACCAATGTATTTATCTACCATTCCTCCGTATTCTTTAACTGCGTTTGCTTGAATAGTTAAAGCTTTGTTCATGATTACAGTTACTTCTTCTGGTTCTAGTTGCTCTGACATAGCAGTAAATCCACGAACATCTGTAAACAAGAAAGTACAATATCTACGTTCACCACCTAAAACTAATGACTCTGGATTGTCTTGTAACTTTTTAACTTGTCTTGGATCAAGATAATGCTCAAACTGTTTTTTAATTTGTTGACGTAATTTGTACTGTTTTCTAAAGTTTAGATAGAAAGCGATAGCTCCAGTAATGAATTGAGATACAAAAGTCCATGAAAAATCTATCAAATACCCCTTTTGAATACTAAAAGCTCCTGTAAAGCCCGTAGTGAAGAGTAAAACTACAGCAAGGCTTATGCCCTTAGTTACACCAAGATAATTGATTACGAGCCACGTCAACGACACAAAAATTCCAAAAATTAATATTTCCAACGCTAAAGCAAAATCTGGCACAAATGGAGAATTTTCTATCAATATTGACTCAGATAATGCTGCTTGAATTTTATGTGGTTCTAATAAACCAACAGGTGTTGCAACTTGTGGCATGATTCCTGGAGCAGTAACACCAACAAAAACAAATTTACCATTTACATTCATTTCCTTTAGTGTTGTTTGTGGTGTATCAACCCAACTGATCCATTTACGTCCAAGGCTATCTGTCTTGACTGGTGGTATTCCTCTTACAGCTATTTCTTGTATACCGACTTCATTGGTAGTAATAATGTAAGTTCTAGTACCTGTAAGTGTTTTTAAAACTTCTGTACCAAAAGAACTAACATAACCATCTGGAGTTTTTAGTAATAATGGTATTCTTCTTACTAAGTTATCTATGTCTACTGGTGCACTAGCAATACCTTGATTAGCATTTTCTTGTAATACATCTATGTTTTGTATAACACCAGGTGTAGGCATACCGCCAATATCATCACCCTTGATAACAGTTCCTGTAGTTTTAGGATAAGTTCCATTAGGATTTTCAAACATTGCTAAGACTGAAGGTGCATATTTTAGAGTATGTGAAAAAACCTCATCCCCACCCATACGATCAGCTTGTGGAAAAGCTATCACCCAACCAATACCCATAGCACCTGCACTAATCAAATCTACTTGTATTTGTGCAAGTGATCTTCTAGGAAACGGCCAACCACCTTGGTCTTGTACGTCTTCTTCCGTGATATTTAAGATAACAAAATTACCTGATGGTTCTGGTGTAGTAACAAAAGCATCAAATACTTTTAATTTAAGTATCTCTGTGGGTGTGCTTTGGAATACTAAGGGTAAAGACAGTATTATAAGTATTGGTAATAATATTCGCTTCATTAATCACTTTGAGTGATAGTAATAACGCTATCACCACCCCCATTAATTTTTATTATATTAGAAACACCATCTTGTATTAAAATAACTGTATAACCGTCACCTGCATTCAGATCTATTTGTGCAGATTCACTTACTTGTCTGCGTAAACTTATGGTTTGTCCTGTAACTATTGTAGTTATCTGTGTTTCAGTGTCCTGCCCTATCAGAGTACCTGTAATATTGACACGTGTAGCTAATCCAAGCTGATCTTCTTCTTCTTCTACATCTAAAGTGTCTAATACATCTAGTAAATCTTCTAAGAAATTAACGTCAAGATAATTTATATCAAGCTCTGTAAATTCTAAGTCTTCATTTTCTAAAAAATCTTCGTTTAAGTAGTCAATATCTAAATCATTAAAATCTAATAAATTGACTGTTTTAGTGCTTGATGTTTCTTCTTGAGCTAGACTATCTTCTTTAGGTGGAGAAACAATTAACATATTGTCAATAATATCTAGAGATAGATCTAGTATTACAGGTTTGCTTGGAGCGTTTTCAAAAACATCAACTGTTGTAGCTTGGTAGGGTTTGTTGAGCAAAACACTGCCTGTAGCTGTAACAACTTCTATTTCACCACTAGATAAACCAAAAGCATCTGGTAACAATATTATAAGGCTACGACCTAATTCATCTACTGTAGCTGTAAAGTCTGTGCCTCTTATAGCTATGTTTGCTGTAGGTGTTTTTAGTTGTATGTTTTGTTTGTCTATACGGTTTAAATTACCTGTTATAAACCTAGCTGTGCCCAAACCAA